GGCATTAGCGCAATAATCATGAATGAAGCTACTTACTTGGGTGTAGGACAAGTTCTACGTAGAGTAAGTCTACTCGATCAGAATACCGATCAGTGGGATCGAACATTCGATAGTTTCAATGGTGGACGTTTCGTTGATGTTGGTTTGAAAGCTGACCAAAGCACCGAGATAATCACCTCTACTGAAGATCCAGGCGATGGTGGAAGTGACGGTAGTTCAATCTATGTGGCACGTTTCAATGCCGATGACGCATTCAGAGGGTTGCAATTAAATGAATTAGCACCTTATGATGTGTCTGCGGAAATGGAAACAGCCCCACAACTACTTCGTAGAATTGATTGGGCATACGGCTTCCAACAGGTCGGACAATATAGCCTTGCTCGCATTAAGGGCTTCAAGATGGCGGCAAGCTAGGAGGAATGAAAAATGTTTGATAGTAATCTAATGTTCACAGATACTGCGGTAACTGCGAATGGTAATAGTTCTGTCCTAGATATAGGTGCTACTCCTGCTAATGGTGTTGTCATTGAAGTGGCAGCCACAACCGTTTCAGGCACTTCGCCTACTATGGATATAATTGTACAGGAAAGTGCAGACAATTCTACTTACAAGTCATTGGCTACCTTTGACCAGATCACAGCCACTGGTAGACATACTCGTAGAGTTCAATCTAGCAAGAGGTATTTGCGTTTGAATTACGTTATAGGTGGATCATCTACCCCTAGCTTCACAATGGCTAATGGTATTGTCAGTGGTTTCCCTGGTCCTGACGAAACTGTAGTATCGTAGTAGTTAGTAAAAACTAAAATAAGGGCAGATGGCAGAAATTTTGTCCTCTGTCCTTGTTTTTTAGAACAACATATAAGGAGACTAAAAATGTCTGAGCATATTATTAACACAAAGGATCGTAATTACAGTGGTAAAACCTTCGGAGTAAAATTTGAGAATGGGTCTGCTGTGGTAAATGATAATACTGTACCTGAACACTTAGGTCGGGAGGTTGATGAGGTAGCCGATCTAATGAAAAGGGACTTCGATTATGATGTCCGAGATAGCGCACATGCGAAACAATCTTTCGCTGTACCTGACTTGCCTTGGAAAGAGGCTAAAACTAACGTGGGGAAACCTTTAGCATCTTGGTCTGACGCTACAGAAGGCGATACACTTATACATGATGATTACGGACAAGTAATTGTAGTTAAAGCGAATAAGCGTTCAGCACGAGTAGAAGCCGATAATGGCGAGGTACTATTAGTGCGAGATAAGGATTTATTGACTAAGCTAAATATGGAGTAGTATGGCCGATTTATTTGACATCCTTTTAGGAGTAGCACGTGACTCTGGAATGTTACGTGAAGGTACTGCTACAGGTGGAGGAACTACTACAATAGTAGATAGTGTGGGTCGTGATGAGGATGCTGATGTATTCAATGGAGGTACTGCATTTATAGTCTATGATGCAGGAGGTGCTGCTGCTGCGCCTGAAGGACAGTCCAAATTAGTTACTGATTTCGCAAGTGGTGGCACTATAACCACACAAGCATTTTCTGCAGCAGTAGTTAGTGGTGACTATTATGGTGTAATGAATAAGCGGTATCCACGTTGGGCAATGATCCAAGCCGTAAATGAGTCATTAAGAGATATAGGTAGAGTTGGTACTGTTGATAGTACCACGTTAGATACAGCTGCCAGTACACGTGAATATAATCTACCTGTGGTTGCCAAATACGATCTAAGACAAGTATGGTTAGCACAAACTACAGCTGCACCTTTTCGTTGGCGTAGATTACGTACCTGGCGTACTGAATGGACATCTGGTGGAGCAGTCGGTAAGCTAATATTTGATGAGCAATTACCAGCAGGTTATGGCATAAAACTAATCTATATGGCAGAACATCCTGCTGTACGTGATGATACTGGACAGATCAGTGACTACGTACCACGCCAGCGTCTAATAGCTGAGGCAGTAATGCGTCTATATAGATGGCGATTGATAAAAGTCGGATCGTCTAATGCTACGGCTATACAACTATTTAATGAAGCAAGTGCAAAACTAGAACGTATAAAACGCTTGTACCCAATACATGAACCTGAAAAACTACCACAATTATGGATGGAAAATAAGCCGTACACCACTATTGAGACGAACGTCTAATGGCACGCTATGGAGGACAGGGGTCTAACCCAGCAGGTCGAAATAGATACTCGACCTTAGGTAGTAAAAGCGCATCGCAACAACGAGCCGATACAAGACGGCAGGGAGCTACAGAAAAGCGTGAAACTGCTTATAGTCCTGCTCCAGTAGCACAAGTTACATCATCATCCTCACCATCTGATTGGCTAGGTCAAAATAATGCAATAGTTGATAGACCACGTATAAGTCCTTCTACAGTAGTAGGTCGGACGTACGATCCTCCTGCACGACCAGGCGATATTGGAGGTGTTCCTGGAGGTGGTACGCCAGAAAGAAGTCCTGAACAGTATCAGATGGATCGGCAGAATGAAAGAGATGCTGAGGCACAGAAACGAGCCGATACAAGGCGACAACAAGCTCAAACGGCAAGACAAAAAGCACGAGAGGGTAAAAGAGATAAAGCTGAACCAGTTAACACGAAACTTACAGCTAGTATTAAAAACGTACGAAAAATTACTGAACCTAACACTCGTCCTCCAAGAAATCGATACCAAACACTGAAACCAGCAGAAGGACAACTATCTAGCACAGCTAGATTAGAAAACGATCAATTTAAGTATTCGTTACCAAGTCGTACACCATTGGTAGAGCTTACAGGTAGAGATAAAACTGTATCTATATTTAATGAAGGAAATATTCTAATATATCCAGAAATGGAGAATGTTACAGACCCATTTAGTGTTACTAATAGACCTGCTGTTCTAGCACATGATGATTATGATTTGTACGATCCTATGGAAGCAGGTAAGGAGAAAGCTATAAAGAAAGGCTATCAAGGTAAAGTATTGAGTCCTGATAGACTAGCTGAAGTTGCTGATAGATACGGAAAAGAGCTCACCGAATGGTATGACGATGCACAATCCTATGGAAAAGCCGCAGGAATAATACGTGCGACTAGAAGTGCAAACCAAAAACTTGTCCATTCTGAGGCAGCTAAAGCTGGTGATACATTTGCTGATTGGCAGTCTGAGGAGGATCGACAGAGACAAACAGGTGAACTTGACTCTAATGTTACTTACGATATGATATTAACAGCAAGAGACAACTTTCTTGCTCGGTCTGATATTACTGATGCAGCTAAACATATTATTAGGACTACACCTATCGTAGCTACGTCAGGATTCGGTACTATGAGAGCAAGTGGTCATGCAATAGAATATGACCCTATGATTAAAAGATCTTCATATCAGGACATAGACCGTATAGCTGCAATATTTGGGCATGAGTCAGTTCATGTGTTAGATGATGTGATGGGAGATACCACATATCGACAACCTGGTGGTTATAGAGGAAAGCAGTGGGTATCAGATGTTAGAGCTTCAACTGGTGGTGGTGGTGGTCAAACAGAATTTCAACGGCTGGTAGCTGAAATTACACAACCTGCTTTATCTAAATATACTGGTCGAGGTGACGATATGCCTGAAGCATTATATGATCCTACTGATGTAAAAGCACATCGTGAACATGGTGGTCGGCACTATCCATATCATCAATATACACACTTTGGCGAACAAAAGGCATGGGCAATACCACCTGAATTGCAAGGTCAGTATGACTACTTCAAGGAGGATGCCTTCAAATTGCCTGCTGGAAATCGATGGGAAATGTACACCGCTAAAGATGGGTTTAGAAAATGGCGAGTCGTAGAAAAATCTGGTAGTGAGCCAAGTAATGTACAAAAACAAACAATAATGTTTACTGGTACAAAAGGACAGGCATCAACTGATCCAATTAGAGATGTAAGAGACTTACTCAAGGGAGAAGCTAGGTATCAATAATTATGGCTATTACAGTTAATCCTACTACAGCAAATCCTACCCATCATTTATCTCTGGCTGATGGCAGTACAACTATTGGTTTGATAGCTGGTATGGCTAGTGGTGGAGGTGGATTTACACCTAATATTATGGCAATGAGGCGTGTGCCATATAGACGTAGCGCATTAAAAACCTCTACTGGACAAAGTAAATACGGTGATCTTGAACCGCCATATAGTGCTATAACACAGTCCGATTGGTTAGGTGGGCGTGGTGTCGAGGGTTTTGAAACTAATAAGAACGCATTTTATGATAACCACAATTCCTGGATGATGACTGAGAACCAGGTAACTTTAGCTCCACAATGGAGTTATGGTACTGGCTATCGTAGCCAAGATATGTCATTGCCAGGTAGTGTGACCTGGACAAGTTTAGTTACTGGTAGTCTGAATGTAGTGAGTTCGTTTAGTGCAAGTGCTTCATATGCTGCAGATAAGGCGCAGGTGTGGAACTATTAGATGCTAGTGACAGTGTATTAAAAAGTGCTACAGTTAGCACATCGGTAATAACCGATACAGTAAGTGTATTGCACTCGTTTGATTGGTCTACTACACAAAGTCTTTCGTCTGGTACTACTTATAAGATAAAACTAGTTAGTACGGCTGGTACTACAGCTAATCATTGGGAGATCGCTACTACTGGTGGCAATCCATATTATAGAGTTACTGATGTAGCTGTACCTAGTAAGTGGGTATATTTCAATTTCAGAAGTGCTTTATATAGTGTGAAGTCACCTGATGATAGCACTGTTGCACCCAAAGTCTATCTGAATGGTGATCGAGGAGCTGCCGATGATAACAGTGGCAATAAGTTATTGCTCAATGATGCCACCAAATCTTGGACTACTAATGAGTGGGCTGGGTCAGTAGTAAAAATTGTCAAAGGACCAGGCAAAAGCGAAACACGTGTAATAGCTAGTAATACAGGTACTGCACTCACCGTATCGCCTGCATTCTATGAAACACATACTACAACTACAGAGTATGTAATTCTAGGTAGCAGTAAGTGGACAGAGATCACTGGACATGGTCTGACTGAACCTGTAAACAGTGTCGCTCCTGCGGATGATATATGTTACTTCGCACAAGGTGATGATACCGCACTTCGTAGATTTACTGCTGAGTGGGCAGCGGATGGCACTAATAAAGCTGTGTTTTTACACGTATTTAGAGATCAAATAAATGGATACCAGATATGGCGTGCGCTAAACTCAGATAGTAATGGGCATGTTAGTGTTAGTAGAGGACCACAAGTGGCATGGGGAACTAATATCACCTTTGAAAGTGCTATACGTGTAGGAGCAAACAATGCTCAAATCACTAACCTAATAGACTATGATAATCTTATTTTTACCTTCAAAGAGGATGGTATCTATGCCATCCAAAATGATCTACCTGACAAACTAAGTGCAGACTTTGGAACACAACTGTCTCCTATAAATGGATCAGCTGCTGCAATACATTCTCCATATTTATTCCTGAGCTTTATGTATTCAGTAGAAAGATTATATGGACGTACGCTCGATGACGTTGGACCAGTCAAAGGTGCTGGAATGCCTGATGGTAGGCAAGGACCAATCACTTCTTTAATGCCAATAGTGAAATATATTGTAGCAAGTATGGATGCTGGTGATAGTGGGACTAGTAGTGTGATGATATATGAAAATGCCTGGTCAGAGTTGATGCGTGCGCCTGAGAGTGGTGAACGTATAAGATCATTGGGATACCAGGTTGTACCTGATAAACCACATAAGATCTGGGTTGGATGCGGTGGCGATCTTATCTCTATACCATATCCTGAACGAACATTCAACCCATATCAAGATAGCAATATGACCTACCAACACGAAGGATATTGGATTACTTCCTGGATGGCACAGAATATGGTAGATCTACCTAAGTTTTTCAATGAGCTAAAGATATTTTCTGAAAAACTATCCAGCAATATTACTATTGTGGTTGAGTACCAGGTTGATGATGCTACGGATACTAGTGCATGGACTAGCTTGGCTACATTTAATACCAGTCCTATTCAAAGTCAAGACATTGGTAGTGGCTCTGTTACAGGTAGACGTATTAGATTGCGGTTTAGAATGCTAACTAATAGTAATACTGTGTCTCCCAAAGTATCAGCTACAGTTACTGAGATGGTAGCTAAACTTCCTGTCAAGTTCCAGTATCCCACTACTTTCCAGATCGGACGTGGTAATGTAAACCTACTTGGGGACGAGGATACGCAAGATCCTGGCACTGTAGAGACTCAACTAAAGACATGGGCTGAAAGTGCATCTCCTCTTACATTACGCACAGTAGATGAATTGACTGATGATCGGACTGTATTTATAGATCCTGCGTCACTTACCATGACACAATACAATCCAGGCGAAACTGATACTGTACAGTGGGTGGGTAACATGACAATACTAGAGGCATAATGTGGCAACACGATATAAGTCTAGTGCTTTTACTTGGTCTACTGCTGGTTCTTATAGCGCACCAACGCAGGACGGTACGTTTATTGACGATAAAACCCAGGACGAAGGACCTCCGTATTCAATACAAGGCAAATCAGCTTCCGATTTGGAATGGCGAGTATATCAAGCGTTCAAAGAGATAGGAATCCAAGAACAAGATATACAATTCCAGGTATCGTTTTATGGTGGACAAATGCTTCCAGGTGGTATGGTCTTAGATTTCATTGTGCGTAGATGGCCTGAGAGTATTCCAGTAGAAATTGAAGGACAATATTGGCATGAAGGTGAGAAACGTACTTCTGATGAGTTCAAGAGAGCGAGATTATTTGAGGAACAGGGTTGGTTGACTCCGTTGGTAACTATTACTGAGTCCGAGATAATGACCGATGCTATGGCAGTTAGTGTTGTAAGGGACAAAATAGGTGTGTAATGGCAGGCGAAAGTAGATTAGCAGAATTATTACTCAAAGAATCCGATCAGTTAACTACTCCAGAGTTATCGGAGCTAAAGTCTAAACTTGATCTGGTTGATAAAGTAAGTCTACAATTAGGTATTATTGCTGGACAACCTAGCACTATTATGATTGACCGTACTACTAAAATCGGTCAAATGACATTAGCTGGTGCAGGTCTAGGTGTCGCTGGGGCTGGTGGTGGACTGAAATCAGAGGGTTATACGGCTGGTTCGGCTGGTTGGCAGATCGAAGGTAGTGGTGATGCTGAGTTCAATGATATTACTGG